GGCGGATAAGAAATATGATAAGAGTAGGGAGAACGATGCGGATAGGAAGTTTATACATAGTGACCGCTGGAGGATGATCAGAAGGATTAAGTTGAGTAATGATCCGCTGTGTTATTATTGTGAACGTGAGGGATTTGTTGTTCCCGCTGTATTGGTTCACCATTTGGATGAGGATGAATTAAATAATGAGGATGATAACTTAATTTCATGTTGTAGGAAATGTCATGAGGCTATTCATGGCCCGAGAAGATTCAGGAGGAAGTAATACAGGAGGGGTTGATTTATGAAAATGGATATAGTAGCTAATAGTGGAAATGATGAATTTTATACGCCGAGATATGCTATAACACCAATTATTAAATATCTTAAAGCAAAGGATTTCAAAAAAATATGGTGTCCGTTTGACACAGAGGATAGCATATTTGTAGAGGTTTTAACTTGGGAGGGGTTCTGTGTTAATTTTACACATATTCAAAATGGAGAAGACTTCTTTAACATAAAGAATTTAAACTGTGATTGCGTAGTTTCCAATCCGCCATACTCCAGAAAGGGAGAAGTTATTGACAGACTTTTTGGCTTAAAGGTTCCATTTGCAATGCTGGTGGGAGTGGTTGGATTATTTGAGAGCCAGAAAAGATTTTCAATGTTCCAGAGCAACGAGTTCGAGATTTTATATTTTAATAAAAGAATCTCATATTTAAAAGATTATTTAGATAGTAAGCCTTTAATAAATCCTCCATTTTCAAGTGTATATATTTGTTCTGGAGTTCTGCCGAAACAAATATGTTTTGAGAGGTTGGATAAGTAAGGGAGATAATTATTATGCAAATTGATGAACAATTCCTTTCTGAAATCGCACAGGACATGCGTGATAATGGAGTGGATGATGAAATGTTTATCTCTGAGACAATTGATGCTATAAGGGAAGATAGTAAAAATAATCACGAAATAATAATTAATAATTAAACAGGAGGCACTTTGAAGAGAATATTTTTAGCTAGTCCCTATACTTTAGGCGATCCCGGCACTAACGTTCACAACGCTTTAGTCGCTACCAACGATTTAATTGATCTCGGCTTTGCGCCATTCAGCCCACTATTATCCCACTTTCTGCATATCTATCACCCCCGGCCATATGAAGATTGGGTAGTGCAAGATAATTGCTGGTTGCTTTTATGCGACGCTGTGTTAAGATTACCAGGCGAATCCAAAGGTGCGGAGAACGAATGTAGACTGGCTATTGATAATAAGATTCCGGTGTTTTATAATATGGAGGAATTGGTGAGATTTTTCAGGAGGTGTAACAATGCCTAAAGGTGGTTCACGAGTCGGAGCAGGTCGTAAAGTCCTGCCGTTTATAGTAAAAGAAGCCAAGGGAACTCTGCGTAAGGAGCGGATTAAAGACACTCCCACACCTACCGACAAACTTCCTACGCCTCCACGGTGGTTAAATCCGGCAGCAAAGACAATATTTCGAATGCTTGTCAGGAGAATATCGTCAATCACCGTGGCATCCCAAGATCATACCAATTCCATTGCAATGTTGGCATCCAGGGTCGAGGAAGTAGAGAGGTTTGATAAGTATTTGAATGAGGTTGGATATACCTATGAACGGCAAGCTGTAGTTGGTAGGGGCGATAATCAGCGAGTGATTACTGTAGGGATCTATGCTCGCCCTGAAGCTAAGTTACGGCACGAAGCAATGCGGCATTTGCATTCATTACTATTGGAATTTGGGCTTACTCCGGCATCATTGGGGAGGGTAAAGGCGAAGGGGAAGGAAAAGGAGCATAATGAGTTTTCAGATTTTTAATTTGCAATGTTAATTAAAGTAATGTATTATGTTTGTGCAATGATCGTCATAACTCAAAAATATCTAGCCCTTGAGATGGGACTTCCGGTTAATCCTGGCGGTCATTGCACCCATTGATAGGGCTTTTTATTTTGGAGGGGTGAAGTGATAACGAAATTTTGTCCAAAATGTGAAAGGGAGATAGATACCAAGTTATTTCCTAAGAATAAATCGAAGAAGGATGGTCTTGATTACGCTTGCAAGGAATGCATGAAGAAATATCGAGATGAATATCGGGCACTCCATTATGAAGAGCAGTTAGCCAAGAGCAGGAAGTGGAAGCGAGATCACCGAGAAGAGTGCTTGGCGTATAACAATTTGTGGAATAAGGCCAACCCTGAAAGACGTAAAGAAAATGATAGGCGGTGGGCTAAAGAAAACCCAGAAAAAGTAAAGGAGGCTCAACAGAAGTTTTATAAAAATAATCCCGATAAAATTAGGGCATGGACAAGAAAAACAGGAGCTAAATTGAGATCAACTCCGGCTGGAAAATTAAGAAGAGCGATGGGATCTTGTATTTGCTTGTGTTTACAAGGACAAAAGGCTGGCAAATATTGGGAACCGATGGTTGGGTATACTATTGATGACCTGAGGCATCATTTAGAAAGTTTATTTCAGCCTGGAATGTCTTGGGATAATTATGGAATGGGCGGATGGGAGATGGATCATAAAACTCCTGTAGCCTTATTTGATTTCAACAATCCAGAAGAGATTAGGAAGTGTTGGTCATTGAGCAATATTCAACCTTTATGGGGGCTGGAAAATAAGAAAAAGGGGAAGAAAATTCTGCATGGGAAAGAACAATAAATTAGAAAAAACAGAAAACAATCAACGTAATTATACTGAGATTGCGTTAAAATATTGCCAAGATATAGTTTCTGGCAAAATTCAATCTTGCCAAAAAGTAAAACATGCTTGTCAGCGGCAACTAAATGATCTCGATAAGCAATCCGATCCTGATTATCCTTATCGATTTGATGAAAAATTAGCCAACAATCGCTGTAAATTCTCTGAGCGATTACCCCATACAAAAGGTAAATGGAGAGGAAGCAAGCTAATCCTATCCCCATATCAAATTTTCTTTCGTACATGCGTGTGGGGGTGGGTCAAGAAGAAAGATGGGATGCGACGATTCCGTACAGCAGTGGTTTTTCTCCCACGAAAACAGGGGAAATCGGTTGACGGAGCAGATACCGGCCTATTTATGCTTGTTGCTGATAACGAACCTGGGGCTGAAGTCTATTCCGGCGCAAAAACCGAGAAGCAGGCATTGGAAGTTTTTAGACCAGCATGGCAGATGGTAGAAATGACACCTGCTTTTAAGGATCATTTCGGGGTAAGCTTGTCAGGAACTCCTAAAAATCCAACCTCAATCTACCGCCTATCCGATATGAGCAGATTTGAATTAGTAATTGGTAAACCGCCTGATGGGGCTAGCCCCTCGTGCGCCATAATTGATGAATATCACCAACATGCAACATCGGAGCAGAGAGATGCTTTGCGTACAGGAATGGGTGCAAGATCCCAACCGTTACTCCTGATTATTACTACAGCAGGAACGGATACATCCTTGCCTTGTTATGATGAATATCTTTATGCCCTAAAGGTGCTAGATGGTAGCCGGGAGGATGATACCTATTTTGCTCTGATATTTGCCAAAGATGATGATCAGGATGAGAAGGATTTTGAAACTTGGAAGATGATCAACCCAAATTATGGAATTTCGATTGATGAAGATTTTCTAAAGGGTGCATACAATGAAGCAATGACAATGACTTCAAAACAAAATATCAATTATTGTCGCCATCTAAATTTATGGTCTAACGCCGGAACCGCCTGGATGAACATGACCAAGTGGGCAGCGTGTTCTAATCCAACCCTCAAACTATCCGATTTCAAAGGCCAACCATGTTACTGTGCACTCGATCTCGCATCTAAAATTGACATTTGCGCATTAGTTCTATTATTCGAGGGTAAGCAACAAACTATCAAGCGCATGATGGTAGACCCTGATTCTGAATCCGGTGAAGAGGTAGAGCGCGAAGTTGTTCAAAAGGATTTCATTGTATTTGGTAAATACTATCTCCCCGAAGAAACAATCAAACTCGCTGGTAACGATCACTATGTAAAATGGGTAAAGGAGGGGTGGATTACTGAGACTCCAGGGGCTAGGACTGATTTCCTATATATCGAAAACGAC